GAAATGTATGCCGATTGGAAGGAAAAACGCATTAAGCAAACCTTAAATGAGTAAATATTTTACAGAATAAGGAGAACTATGAGTGGTGACTGTAAAAACCAACCAGTGATTTTCTATTCCGAAGAAATGACTGAAGCAAAGATTTCACTTTTGCTTCAGCATGGAGTTGAGTTTAGAAATCGTAATTATTATTTTAAGGAAGAAGAGGAAGAATAAATACTTGAAAAACTGTCACATACGATGAAGACATATCAAGATTTTATGTTAGAATGTTCTCAGTTAGAGGAGAGTAGTCTAAGCCGTATCAAATCCAAGTCCGATAAAGGAGGAATGGCAATCCTTTCTGGAAGTCGTGGCGATAAATCAAAGAAAGAAAATAAGGCAAGAGCAAAGCAATTGGATCGTGATATAAAAGGTAAGGGTTTACCTGGTGCCACTAAGGTATCTGGAAGATGGGATGAGAAGGATGATAAGACTGGTAAAACCACAAAGGTTAAAGAGAGAAGTCATGTAGTTACTTCTGGTAAAAAAGGTAAAAGGAAATTTAAGAAAGCAATCAAATCTTTAGGTAAGAAGTACGGTCAAGATGCCGTATTGACACAAACCAAAAAAACTGCTACAGTGTCACCAACTAGAAAAGGTGGTCTTGGCAAAGACGAGAGCAGTTACAAGAAACGTAAAAACGTTAGAAAAATTAAAGCAGGTACATTTAAACCAGGTCAAACATCACCAGCAGGTGATACTCAAATCAAAAAGAAAACCTTTGCTTACAAATAATGACAAACAAACTTTATGATGATTCTAATTGGAGAGAAGAATCTCTTCCCTATTACACAGGTACAAGGGAAAAATTATTGAAGGAAGGGCCTAAAAGTCTTTCTCAATCATGGATAATGGGAGCAATGTATAATGAATGGAAACGAAGGAATGGATATAATAAATTAGATCCAAAAGATAATGAGGGTCAATTACAATCATCTCTAGGTGAATTTTTTAAGAAACAGGAGAAAGTTGAGAATGGATAAGATTGATACTCAGGGAATGAGTGGTGAAGGTATTGAGGGTGGTTCCTGTACTAAACCCAATATCTATGAACATGATGAGAATGGAGAACCAATTCTTCCTAGTGCAGTAATTACTCCTCGTAGATTATTCACTCCAGAATATGTAAAGGAGATGAAGATACTTATTAATGAAGTTTTAAATGAACGTGAGTATCAAAGAAAGTTAAGAATGAATTATGACGATCCTACTCCACCAGGAGTTTCTTATTTTGATACGGAACATTTTAAACATTCTATAGATGACGAAGAACCAGAATACAAGCCATAACTACGAAAACCCTTCCGAGCATCAAGATCTTGGACATGTAGAGGCACAAGTCACTAAGGGTAAGAAGTATTATGATGAGCAAGGGTGGGAGATTTCCCCACCCATTTCTGATAGAGAGTGTATCTATCGTTGCTTAGAGAATTGTGAACAATTGGCAGGACTTGATAAAAAACAAGTTAAGCGATTGATGGAAGACTTTAAGACTATGAAAACTGAAAGAGTACGCAATGAGGAGTATCCAGTATTATGAAACTTGGTATTATGTGTTCTGGCAACGGAACAAATTTTGAGAACATTATTAGAACTTGTAATAAAGATGAAGTTGTGTTTATGATACACAACAAAAAGAAATGTGGTGCTGTCAAAAGAGCAGAGAAATTTGGTATTCCTCATTGTTATATTAATGCTAAGGATGAAGATAAAATGATAGAACTCTTTAAAGTATGGAGAGTAGATTTAATAGTTCTGGCAGGATATATGAGAATTATTAAAAATCCTTCTGCTTTTCCTGCTCCTATGATAAATGTGCATCCATCATTACTTCCAAAGTATAAGGGACTACATGCTATAGAACAGGCAATGGAGGCAGGTGAAGAAGTTGCTGGTTGTACAGTTCATTATGTAAATGAAGAATTGGATGGAGGAGAAATCATTCTTCAAAAAGAAGTTCCTATTTTACCTGATGATGATATAGAATCATTAACAAAAGCTATTCAAAGAATGGAATATGCTATATTACCTGCTGCCATAAAAAAATTTAAAGATTCTTTATGAGTAAAATTATTGTCGCATTGGATTATAATAATCCTTTGGATGCCTTAGAGATGGCAGCACAGTTGAGGGGATTGGTGGATGGATTTAAAATTAATCATATGTTATGGGAGCAAAGTGAATATTTAAAAGATTGTGGTGAGTTATTTGTTGATTGTAAGTTGTGGGATACTCCTAATACAATTAAGCAGGTCTTAGAAAAAATAATTAAAAAAGGTGCGACAATGGTTACTGTCAGTACCTTTAATAATAGTACGGTGTTTGATGAATGTGAAAAATATAAAAATGATATTAAAATACTTGGTGTTACATACTTAACAAGTTGGTCTTCACAAGAACAATTTGATTTATATAATGTAAATATAGAAGATATGTGGTATAATAATATTAACAGGGCAAGAAGATGTCTTAGTGGTATTATTTGCAGTCCACTTGATATTAAAAATATTAACGAACCAGAACTATTAAAGGTATGTCCTGGTATTGGTTCTAATAAAGGTCAGACCAGAACAGTGACTCCCTTAGAAGCACAAGAATTGGGAGCAGATTATCTTATTATTGGTAGAACTATTACTAATTCTGATGACCCTATTAACACTATAAATGATATAAGAAGGAGTATATCTAATGACTAACACTGAAATTATAAAAGGAAAAGTAAAGACTGTATTTACTACATCCGAACCTGATAAAGTTCTTATACAATATGAGGATAGAGTTACAGCAGGTAACGGTAAGAAGGTAGATTATCCTGAAGGTAAGGGTAAAGTATGTATGGATATTTCTGCATTCTTGTTTAAAGAAATGGAGAAAAATGGAATAGAAACTCATTACCTTGACACATTCCCTGAAAGAATAATGTCTTGTAAGAAGGTTGATATTATTCCAATAGAAGTTGTTGTTAGAAATATTGCCACGGGTTCTATCGTTAGACAGACAACATTAGAAGAGGGTAGAATTATTAATTGGCCTTTGGTTGAGTTTTATTTAAAGGATGATGAGAAAGATGATCCTTTACTTACTGAAGATCGTATTAATTTGATGGGAGATTATCCTACAAGAAGGATGACACAAATTGCCAGAGAAGTTAATGCTATATTACAAAGTATTTTTCGTGAGATAAATCTTACACTTGTTGACTTTAAACTAGAGTTTGGTTATGATTCTGAACACAATTTACTCCTTGCTGATGAATTATCACCTGATGGAATGCGGCTTTGGAGAGAAGGTAAAAGTTTTGATAAGGATTTGTTTAGAAAAGAAAAAGGTGATATAGTAGAAGTGTATCAATATATACTAAGTGAGTTGGAGAAAACCAATGAAACTTGAAGAGAAAATAAAAACAGCTGAAGATCGTATTAAAGAACTTCAACTTCTAATAAAGGCTTGGAAAAAACAATCTGCCAGTGAATCATGACATATAGGTATTGATTATGGTATAGTGTTAAATAAATACCGTAGCTTGTAAAATTAGTAACAATGGCAACTATTACTTTACGTTCTCCTGATGGAACCGAAGAGACATTTGAGTGTGATGAAGAGACTACCATATTGGATGGTTTGGAAGAAGCTGAGTTAGAACATCAATCTTCATGTAGAGCAGGTGCATGTTCCTCTTGTGCAATGAAACTTATAGAGGGAACTGTTAATCAAGAAGATCAAACATTTTTGGATGATGATCAGTTAGAAGAAGGTTATTGTTTAACTTGTGTTTCTTATCCTACATCTGATAACATTATATTACTTACAGAGCAAGAAGAAAATTTATATTAAGATAGTAATAAATAGTTAAAATATTTTTTTAACATGGGTGCTAACCTTGGTCAAAAATCTACTGTTACTGATGGATTAGTACTATTTCTTGATGCCGGAAATCCATTTAGTGGTCATGTAACTAAACCAACCAATCCAACTGTAGATTTGGTAAATGCAGGTTTCACAGCAGTAGCAGCACCAACTGATAGTTATGGTTTGCAAAATGTGCAAGGTGGCGATACTTATTTTGTTTCCATGTACAGTAGCAGCAGTGTTACAAATCAAGTTATTTATAGTAAAGATGGTACAACTTGGTCATCAGCAGCTCCGGCTGCAAATAAATTCTGGAGGGACGTAACTTTTGGTAATGGAAAGTTTGTTATGGTTGCTAATAGTGATAGTGGTAATGAAATTCAGTATGCTTTGGAGAGTAATATTACTAGTTGGACAGCAGCAAATCCACCAGAAAGTAATAATTGGGCGGGTGTAATTTATGGTAATGGTAAGTTTGTTGCTGTTGCTGGTGATGGAACCAATAGAGTTATGTATGCTTCGGAGAGTAATCTTAGTAGTTGGTCATCAGCATCAGCAGCAGAAGATAATAGCTGGAGAAGTATAGCCTATGGTAATGGTAGGTTCGTTGCTGTTTCTGTTGATGGAACCAATAGAGTAATGTATGCTCTGGATAGCGATGTTACGAGTTGGACATCAGCATCAGCATCAGCAGCTAATGAATGGACTCACGTGACTTATGGTGATGGATATTTTGTTGCAGTTGCTAAAACTGGAACTGTTGGGTCTAGGGTCATGTATAGTACTGATGGTATCAGTTGGACATCAGCATCTAGTTTTACCCAAGAGTGGGGCAGCGTAACTTATGGTGATGGATATTTTGTAGCTTCTAACTCAGATACTGATACTCCAGCTACTTCAACTTGTATCATGTGGGCTAAATCCTCTGATCTTAGTACTTGGACAATGACAGATGTAGAACAGGCAGGGGTATATTCTGATGTAGGTTTTAAACAAGGTAGATTTGTTGCTACTATTTGGAGCACCGCAACTAATAAATTAGCGTATGCAGATGTAAGTAATAGGGTGTGGAATGATATAAGTAAGTATCGTTCCCCTCATATGAACTATAGTCTACCTTGGTTGTGGGATCTTAAAGGTACATCATCATCTCTTGAACTTAATACAGCTGGTGATACAGACCAATATTGGGGTCTCACTGATGGAGCAGGAAATAATTATGGAGATATTAGTCTATTTAATTTTGCTGCATCCAATTATAGTATAGAACTCTGGATGAATCGTTATGATGGATTTTATATATTGGATATGAGATCTGCTAGTGACGGAGATCACTCTTATATAGGTTTTAATGCTAGTCAGAGTAATAGATTGGTTTGGCGACCTTATGGAGCATCTGTTATTTTTGGTGATGATACTGATAATCCAACTGCCACTGATGAAACTTGGACTGGTTGGAGGCATTATGCAATAACTAGAGAAGGTACTGGTAGTAATGAATGTAAATTATATTATAACGGATCACTTATAGCAACGGGCACTGATTCTGGTACTCATACAACTCCTGGATATTTTAAAATAGGAACAAAACATGATAATGCTGCTTCATTCAAAGGAAAACTAGGATTATTTAAAATATATAATGGTAGAGCATTAACGGCAACAGAAATATTAGATAGTTATAATATGACTAAAGGGAGGTATGAGTAATGGGAATTTTACATGGAAATAAAAGTATGGTTACTGATGGACTTTTATTATATCTAGATTCTATAAATCCTGTTAGTTGGATTCAGGGTTCAGTTGCAGATGGAGCTTCTACATCTGCTCAAACAGCGTATACAACTCCTGGTACTTATACTTTTGAGGTACCTTCTGGTATTACTCAAATATCTGCAGCATGTATTGGCGGCGGCGGTGCTGGTGGTGCTCATTCACATAGTGAGGAAGCTGGTGGAGGTGGAGGTGGAGGAGCATTGTCATATGGAACAATAGATGTCACACCCCTTGAAGATTTAACTGTTGTTGTTGGTGAAGGTGGTGAGTGTCCTAACAATTCGAGTGATGGATCAGATGGTGGAGATAGTCAACTAAAAAGAAGTACTACTATTCTTCTTAATGGAGAAGGTGGAGAAGGTGGAGAAAAAGGAGGAAATACTGGAGAAGGTGGAGAAGGTGGAACTTCTTCTGGAACAGCTAGAGATGGTGGTGGAGAAGGTGGTAACGGTGCTGCTGGTGGTAATACCAATGGTGGTGGTGGCGGCGGTGCTGCTGGATATAGTGGTAATGGTGGTAATGGAAGTTCAAGTGGATCTGGAAGTGATGGAGCTGGAGGAGGTGGTGGTGGAGCAGGTGGAAATTCGACAGGTGCTATGAGAGAAGGTGGTGGTGTAGGTATACTTGGAGAGGGATCAAATGGTGAAGGTGGTGCATTAAATTCAGATGGAGAAGCAGGTTCAGGTGGTGTCTCATACAACTATGGTGGAGGTGGTGGAGGTGCAAAAAAACTAAGTGGTCTAGCTGGTTCTGATGGCGGTGATGGTGCCGTAAGAATTGTGTATAAGCCAACTTTAGGTGATAGACAATATCCAACGTTGGCAAATATTGCAGATACAACTTATAGTACTAGTAGTACAAATTGGTCAGATATAAGTGGTAATCAAAATAATGGAACAATAGATGGTGCTACTTTTACTGCAGATAATCAGGGTATTTTTGATTTTGATGGAACTAATAATCATATAGATGTTACATCTTCAAGTGATTTTGCATTTGGTACTGGTGATTATACTATTTCTTATTGGATTAATATTGATACTGTAACTTCAACTGAGACTGTGTTAGATTTGAGGGATGCTGATTCATCATCTTCAACTAATAATGGTTATTCTGACTATTATGATGATGATTCGGGAATAAAGTATAAAACATGGTCAAATGTTTCGAATAATTATTATACAAGTACTGCCAGTTTTTCTACTGGCACTTGGTATAATGTTACAGCTCTTAGAGATAATGGAACATTTAAACTTTATATAAATGGTTCTTTAGATGGGAGTACTAGTAATACTGATGATTTTCCAGGTGTGAAATGTATTATTGGATGGAATGTTAATAACGGAAGTGGTAAATCATTTGATGGTAAAATGGGTTCAATAATGATATATAAAGGAAAGGCATTATCAGCAACAGAAATAACACAAAATTATAATGCACTTAAGAGAAGGTATATCTAATGGCAACTATTTACAATATTCAATCTATAGTTACTGAGAATCTTGTATTATGTCTTGATGCAGGAAATCCTGCCAGTTACATTGGTAGTGGAACATCGTGGAATGATATAAGTGGTAATAGTAATAATCTAACGGTAGCATCTGGTAATAGTTTTCCTACTTTTAATAGTGAGGGATATTTCACATACGATAAATCCAAGACTGTGTTACAGACACCTAGTAATGATATATTAAATAGTACTAGTTTTTATAAAAAGACTTTTTCAGTATGGTTTAAAACGGCATCTTCTTTTGATGCATCAAACTCAAGAGGGATTTTAACTATGGGTGGTTCGGGTTCTAATATTGTAATTTATATAAATGATAATGATCTTTATATGGGTATGAAAAAAAGTGGTGTTATTGATGGTGCTACGACAACACTTACTACAGATACTTGGTATAATGCCACGTGGGTTTTAGATGCTGCAGATAGTAGTAGTGGTCAAGCTGATGTTCAGAAATTATATGTGAATGGTTCATCAATCGGAACAGCAGAAGGTAGAAACTTTAATTCCGACCAACCATTAGCAATAGGAGGAGGTAGTGTTGGTGCTGATATTTCAGGTTCCAACCTTTATGGATATGATGTTCATAGTGAAACTTTATACAATATCGACGTTGCAACTTCTGCTTACGACGGGGCTATTTCTATGGTAATGGTATATAATAAAGCATTAACAGCAGCAGAAGTATTGCAAAATTATAATATGCGTAAAAGAATATATAATCTCTAAATAATCATAAGTCGCAAGCACTTATGAAACTCTTATCTTCTCCTCGTCAGTATTTGTTTAATTTGAAGACCACAAGTTCAGCAGAAGCACTACGAATGTGGAGGAGAAATGTAAAAGAGAAATGGAATTATAAGTGTGCCTACTGTGGGTCAGGAAAAAATTTAACAATGGATCATGTTGTTCCTCGGTGTAAAGGAGGAACAGATTTTACAAAGAATGTGGTTTGTTGTTGTCATAAATGTAATCAAGATAAAGCAC